TCAGCAAGCTGGCGATACCTGTTGGGTAGAATGTCTGGAGATGTTTCGGTATCAGACAGTTGAATAAGCCTGTTACCTTCTTTGTCTCTAAGGGCAGCATTTTTCTTATCTCTGAGACAAGCAAAGAGATTATTAGCATATGAAGACTTACTAGAAATCTCATGTACCCTCATACCATGAGCTACGTAAATGGTACGTAGTCTATTTAGAATGAAGCTATCATGCCACTCACGATAGTTTAAGAACTCTCCAGAAATAAATGCTCCTCTAAAATCTCCAAGCAGGTCTACTGCTGTCTGTCTAGAAAGATTGTAGGCAGCGAAATGGCCTGAGTCATCTAGACATACCATATCAATGGTTTCTTTTTTATCAGGAAATAATTTATCTAGTTCTGTTACTGTAATCTTTTTCTGTGAGATTACGTCAGGGTCTAACCAGATCATCCACGCATCAACATTATTAAATGCACACTCTGTTATAGCTAAGACACGAGGCATAAACTTATGTGGGTCTAGGATATCCTGATATGGAATCTGTCCTCCTTCAGTTCCGTTATGTTCAGCATACTCACTAGAAAACTTAACGTAGTCTTCTAGATTATCAAGAGCATGGTAAAAAATATTAGACCCTTGTGGCAGACTGTGCTTGGAAATGTCTATATCATAATGATAGCAATGAAACTCAATGTCTGGAGACCAGTAATCTTTAAACTGATTTAGTACCACACTTCCTGTTTGATTTAAAATGTCTTCATTAAAACAAGTTACAACTTTATATTTCATCAGTTAATCCATGTAAAAGTAAATAAGAATAATCCATATTCCACTCGGAAGCATACTGTGCATCCATAGTTCTCTGACAATTCCAATCCTTAAACCAAGGTCCGCCAGTTGTAAAGTGAACATTTTTAGCATCAAGGTTCACATCGGAATGTCCATCAAGCCAGTTCCAATCCTCTGTAATTTTACCAATGTCAGATGCTTTATCAGATAGCCATCCAAACTTATGTAGCCAAGACCCTGTGTTTGAATTGATCTCATTAATTGTCAGCTTCTGATGTGCTGGGTGAGAACAGTTCCACAGTACAAAACTAGACCAGTTCTTTCTAAAGTAATTCTCTTGTAGCTTACCATCCATCTTAACTGTTTCTGTAGGAGCATAATCATGCTGCACACAAAACAAAGGATAAAAATCTGAATACTCTTGGGTAGTATACTCTTCAAACAAATCATTAATGTCTGTCCGCATATACATATCAGAGTCCATATATAAAGCCCAGCCTTCGTACATATTAAGTGCTGGCACAAGGAACCTAGTAAAACTAAAATCAGTAGAGAAAGGGCGACCATCTTTCTGGTCAATGAACTGGTCATCGACAATATCAAACTGTCGGTAAAACAATCCCATGCGCTCAACCATAGGTCGCTTGATAGGTATAATTCTTACAGCTTTAGACGCTGTACGTTCAATAGCAAACTTACATACATCATAGGCTGTTTGTTCTCGTGGATCGTATCCTATGTATACAGTAAATGGTAGTTTCTTAGACATATAAATAGTTGTAGAGAGGAAGCCACAACCCCCTCCCTACATCCTCTCCTCAGTTAATGTTAATATTTTTTGGTTGCTTACTTTCTGGTAGCTCTTTTTTCAGACTAAGAGTTAGGATACCATTGGTGAGGTCGGAATCAGAAACTTCCACGTACTCACCTAGTTTAAATTGCTTATGAAAATTTCTTTCAGCAATCCCGTGATGTAAAAATTTACTACTTTTGTGTCCTTTTCTAGCACCCTTAATGGAAAGTAAACCGTCAGTGTCGGTGATGCTAAGTTCTTCTTTTGTAAATCCTGCAACAGCAAGGCTTAATTTAAAATTATTACTATCTATCTTTGTTATGTTATGAGGGGGATAGTTACCAGCAAACTGTAACCTAATTGTTTCCAAGTCATTAAACAATGACTCAAATCCAATTGTATAATTATCTAAAAGTACTGACTTTAGTTCCATAATATTTCTCCTTATTTAGCGAGTTATCAAAGCCCCATGATGGCAGCTTCATATATATTATATAGTATTTTTATTTATAATGCAAGTCTTTTTTACACTCCACACACACCACCAGTACCGCTGATGTCACAGATGTCGTGTGTCTGTACGTTGTCCTCAAACTCTTCACCTAGTTTTTCTACTGCTTCTGCATATGGAACAGCAGTTAAAGGCTGACCGCCACGGCACCCATCAGGGAAGCAGGTAAAGCCACGTAGCCTGTGGGCATACTTAGCTAGTGTCTGTGCAAAGTCTTCTACACCAGACTCGTTGTTGTTGGGCGTTCCCCATGCAGGAAGATTGATAGTGCTAGAGATAGACATGTCTACATACTCCTGCACGTTAGCTTGGAAACTTAGTCGTCGTTCATAGTCAGTAGCAAGATCAATAGCTGACTCAATCTCTTCTGGCTTAGTGCCATACAGATCAATCATCTCCTGTGCTGCACTGTCTACTACATACTGGTAGTGCCACTTCTTTGACTTGAGGTAGCGTCGTTTGTATGATACTGCAAATATAGGTTCAACACCTGTGGAAGTTCCAGCCAGAATGCCGATTGTTCCAGTAGGTGCAACTGCTCTAACTGCTGCTGGTCGTGAAACAGATAGTGTCTCTGAAAAATCTCTGGCAATTCTGTCGGACTCTGCCTCGTAAACTTTAAGCCAGCGATGCAGTTCTGGGGTAGTCTCATACCTATGTCCTCGTTGGATAAGCCATTCGTGAAGCCCCATGAGTCCCAGCCCCAGCCGCCTGTTCTTCTCTCTGACAGTGTTAATCTTATCATAAGGTAGTTGTGCGCGTAAGGTTCCGCACAAGAGAAACTTGGTTGCGAGTTGGACGACGCCTTTGAGTTGAGTAAGGTCATCAATCCTAGCAAAATTAAGACTGCCAAGATTACAAACGTCACTGTCATCTTCGGACGTAACTTCGGTACACGCATTACGAAGGGTTTCGTTTTCTTTCTCGAAGAAGTTGAAGCTAAATCCGGGTTCAGCACTTCTAAGAGCCTGACGTACATTATACCTAAAGACATCTCCTATTTCTCCTGTTTCCCAATAGTTTAATAACCAATCAGTATCATAATTTACACTGATGTTTGTCATGTCAAGAGGACAAGGGAAGTCAAAGTCATCCTGCTTAACGTCAAAGTATGTTTGGCCTGTCTTTCCCACAGGCATTTCATTCCAGTTCTTAGCATTAAGAAACTGCATAATGTCTGGATGCTGATGATTGAGCGAAGCATAGATAGCACTGCGTCTGCTACCACCCTGCATAACTCTACGGCCAATCTCGTTAATCATTTGCATCTTAGGAATAGGTCCGCTGGCTGTGCCGCCTGTACCCTTAAGAGTTGCACCTTCTCCACGATAGACAGAATAATCAATACCAATGCCACCGCCTGTCATCAAACAAGATTCAGATTTCCATGATAGGTTAGCCCAATCTTCTCTGGTATCTTCTTCTGCTCGAAGAAGGTAACAGTTATTAAAGAATTTCTTTTCGCGTCCTGCATAATATAAATATCTACCACCCGGAAGGAAGCGGAGGTTAGACATGTGGTCAATCAGTTCGTCCTTCTCGTCACGAGTTAGATAGTTCTGACATACATCTTCAACCAGAGTACACGCCAGTTCGTGCATAGTTTCTGCGCCTGTGTGTGAGTATTTAGTATTGAAAATATCTTCACTGAACTTGGACCTGAACTGTGGATTTCTATTGGACTTAAACATATACTTCCCCTTCGTACTTCTATTTGTTGTAATATAACTTTAAAATTAACTCTGCATAATGGATAGCTTTCTTGATGTCTTTCTCCCCTTCTCCTTTGGTACGGTGGCGTGTGATATACTTTACTACATTACCCTCAAAGTAGTCAAGGCTATTAGCGTGGATATATTCTACTGGCTGTATGCCGCAGTCTTTGTAGTGATTGCCTCCGACCTGCTTAGTCAGAGTATTGTTGATGTCTTCTTTGTAACGTCTTAGATAATAATCATCTGCTCTTTCTTTAGAGGAGGATGTTAATCCTTCTTCTGACATTCTCTTGATCTCCTGTTTCTATTACCTTCAAAGCAAAGCTCCTTACCTTGTGAGGCTCAAGCCCTGCATGGGTACAAATTATTTCAAAGTCTTCGCTTGTCACACCGATAGATGCAAAGAACCATGCCTTAGCTTGGTCTCTTTCAAGTGTAATGCTACTGGCTTCATAGCTTCGTTTTTCTTTAAACAAATCTAAGAAAGCTTGTAAGATAACAGATACGTATAAAACTTTATGTGGGTCTTTGTTTAATTGATCGTATAAAGATTCAAACAGTGGTTCATTCATCTTCATGGTAGTCCTGAACTGGTCTATAGAACTTACCACCTACCCAGTTGTTGTAGTAGGCTGGCTCGTCTGTGCCTTCTAATGTAGCAGTTAGCACATGCCGTGTTACTTGATGGTAGCACTCATAATACTTTAAGCTTCTCTTGTTTTTAAACTGTCCTAGCATTTCAAATTTAAAATTATCTTTGCCGTGCTTATCAATATCTTCTTTGAGGTGACGACTAGAACCTGCATATATTTTCCAGTTGGATTCAGATTTTTTCTTACCCTTACGGAAAGACCAGTACTGTTTACATCCTATATAAGATTTCTTAGTTTTAATATTAGTAATACAGTATACAAAACCAAAGTGCTTATGTATGTCTATCTTCTTGTCGTAGTTCCAGTGCATCTAGTAAAATACTTCTTCTACGTCTGGCGTTTTCGCCACCTTAACCAGATGTCTTTTACCCGCTGAATATTTAAATGTACGTAAGCCTCTGCCCTCATTCGCATCACTCCAACATTCTCGATTGTGGCGGCAATACACACAACCAATAGGAAGACGCATGTTACCAGACTTACCGTCAGGAATAGCAGAATAGCACCTATCAGGGACCGTTGAGGACGGCTCCACCACTTTTTTAAGCTCTCTAATACGTTCCGCAGCATTTATCATCTCCATTGAATGTACTTTTGATAGACATATCTCACCAGTTGATTTGTCTATGACTAAGAACCCAGCCTCGCTCAATCCATTTGCTTGTGCATAGGCTGAAATCTGTGCAATGTAACCAAAAGGATCGTCGTTTACTAGGTCGTTACGTTTAAACTTATCAAAGCTTCTACCTGATGCGCTCTTACAATCAATAAGGACACCATCAATAAGAGAATCTTGATGTCCTTTAACACCTTCTAATGTTAGCTCTCGTTGCTGGTCAGT